CCCCCGCAGAGTCGAACTGCGCACCAACGGATTATGAGTCCGCTGCTCTAACCAAGCATGAGCTAGGGGCCCGAATCCTTTAGCGTACGCAGGTCATTACTTCGTTGCGATGTGTATTTGTAACCGGGTCGTAAACACGAACCAGACAATTATAATAGGTAACCCCGGGTACCAAAATCGGCGGAGCTTCGGAGACAGGGGAGACAATAATTGACCGCTCAACTACGATAGGCTCAGCTTGAGCATTACGTGAATTGGCAATTACCGCACCAAGTACAACCCCTCCGATCAGCGGTCCTACCCAATGACCATGTCCGCGGTGGTGATGGTGGTGATGAAATCCACGATGCCCATGTTGAGCATAAGCAGCAGTAGACAATGCTAGAAAAGTAACGATACCAGCGATAAGCTTCTTCATAACAACTCCTTAATGAGTGTTGTAATTATATATTTATGGAAAGCTTGAATCAACTGTTACATTACTATGACCGGCGTAGCGCATCCTTGCGCATTAAATGTTGCCTATGAGCAGTTTCTGGCTTATAGACAGTTACATACTCGACACCATCAACGAATTGTGTCTTCTTGTAATCCGGGCACATCCAAACCTCCTGGTTCAGAGGATTGATTAGCTTCACTGGTTTGTTCTGAAACTTTTTCATTTTTCTTACAGAAGATTAAATCCCAATTCTTACTAAACTGGTCTTGATCTACCGAATACGGTCTTGGTTTAGATCCCTTGCCGCCGTCACTCATAGAGTTGCTAGTTGAATACCTGAACCAAAGGCTGAGTTATATTGATTGTACAATTCCTTAACAGGGTTGTTCATCCAAACAACATGCTCTTGTTTAACTGTAATTGAATGATTTTCAATATGCATCGCAACAGGTGCAAGTGCCATTCCAACTTGCTCTGGGTTTGAGCGCATAGGCACCATTTGAAGAACGCAAGGGTTCTTAATAGTTACGCGATCATCGATCGTAACGTCTCCAATAAGCTCTTCACCAGTAATAAGTTTAGTAACTTGAATCATTTGTTAGCCCTTCAATAAAAACATAAGCGTCTTCTTCATTATAAAACATTTTAAAGATGTATGCAAGCGTTTCCGTATTATGAAACAGTATCATTATTTGATCATCAAAGACGCTGGCTTTTAGTAACCAACTTCCCTTTCTGACCGGTAACAATGATACAAGCGTCATTACGTACCTCTAAATTCTTCCACTATAAAGAAAATATATAGGAGAGATACGCATGCTAAAAAATAAATTACCGCTTCCATCAATACATCCCCGTAAAGCCGTTTTTCTTACGCTGTTCGTAAACAGCTTCACCCAACTCAACTAAAAAATCCCAAAACTTGTTGATAAATTTAATCATATCATACCTCTACGCTGCAAGGTATTAATTCTCTGTTCTAGATCAGCATGATCAATACTTTGACTAAGATAATCTTCTATCTCTGATGAATAGCTGGGTGTAAATGTTTCCACTACCCATTGCCAAAAATTTTTAAAGGAAGGGACATCAACCCCACCTAAAGGTTCTAGTTCTTTCATGATTGCCTTATCTTTTGAATAAGTTAAAAAAGCCCCTTGCGGGGCTTTGCTTATAGATCGCGATCTTGTGGATCTTCTACAAGCAGTTCTGGTTTTGACTTCTTGGATTTTTCCGAAGTGTCTTTAACTTCGATTTTCTTAGGCTTTTTATGCTCAGGGATAATACGCTCAAGAAATACTTTAAGCATACCGTTTAGCATTTCAGCGTCTCTAACTTCAATGTGATCATCGAGAGCAAAAGTACGTGTAAAAGCTCTATTTGCGATACCCTTGAACAGGAAGTTATCTTCTGCATCCTGTGACTGAACATTACCCTTGACAATCATTTTGCCATCGGCTAGTTCAATTTCAATATCTTGCTTAGCAAAGCCAGCAACAGCCAGTTCGATAACGTAAGTGTTATCACCGGTCTTCTTAATATTGTATGGCGGGTAGTTGGGGATGTTTTTGGTCAGATCGTCATGCATCTTGGCAAGACGGGTAAAGGTCTCATCAAAGCCGACGAATAGTTTATCAGCGTCTTTGAAGTTATTACCAAAAATAGCAGGAAATTGAGTAAAACCCATAATAGTTCTCCTTATTAAGCGAGTTGATAAAATTACCACCCCGAAGGCGTGGTAGGTGAGGGGAATATTTTACCAGCCGATCCCCTCACTGCTGGTTCCCATCCCGGGAATACTTATATTTATATGCTATACAAGTTTATAACTAGATGAATACGGTATATTGAACTGTTATTTTTTACACCATGCAGCAAAGTATTATTAAATTCAAATAATGTGCCTTTTCTCCAGAAATAGCTTGTACCGTCGATAATATACTCAACTTTTTCATCTGTAACTAAAGGTAAATGAATTCTATGACACTTGGTTAAAAAGTTACCCGTATCAATATGCATGTTTATTTCTCCCCCAGGCTTAAGCCTTGCTAGAAAGCATGCATATTGATTATACGAATAATGATTTTTAAGAATATTTAATACAGGCTCAATAAGCGGAAAGAATTTATCATAAGCAGGTTCTTTGCGTATAGAATGTATGGGAAGATCGTCGTATAGCCCTGATGCGCACAACGGAGGACCTGATGCACACATCGGAGTATGGTGAATAGGGATACTATTCGTATCATCCATACTTCCAACATTATTGCGATAATCGTTTATAAACCAATCTTGCTCTTGTATATTATTAACGATATTATCTACAATATCTAAAGGGACGTCACATATCTCAAAATATGGCACATCAAGTTTCATACTTAGCTTTTTTACCTATATTATATTTGGTTTGCAAATCCCACTCGTGTTTATCTTTAAATGCAATAACTTTAATTTGAGAAAGCGGTGCTTGTTCTCTAATTGTATTAGGATTCACAATTTTAATCAACCCCCAGTCAGAAAGCAGTTTAGCAATAGTGTTCCTACGTTCAATATCATTATCGACTAAATCAGCTTGTTTACCGTCTAAAGCGAATAATTCCTTAAAGTGAACAATAAAATATCTGCCCTGCTTGTGAAGTATATGACAGGATTGGTACAGCACTTTTTCTTTCTTAGATGCAACACCTATTCTTGTTAAAGTCTCTCTTACTTTTAAGAAATCATCAGGTTGAACTAAAGTAACTTCTAGTGGCGAATACCCTGGCATGTCAATCTTGAAGTACTCGTTTGTCATTTCTCATACCACCTTTTTCTAATTTTTGTTTGAGGTTTTTTATAGTAGATTGATCAAAGAGAGAAATAACCTGGCGTGCTTTTTCTGTGCTATAGCCATAGTATTGCTTTATAACTTCTATCGATTCAATCTGTGTAGCCTTCAACCATTTATTGTAGCGTTTCTTAGGCCTGATACTATTTATTAGAAAATGGTATTGGAGTTTCTTATCGATATGTGGTCTAGAATTCATTTCATTTGCTGCAATTACCGTATCCGGACCAAAAGACAATCCACGATTTACCAAATAAGGTGCGTATTGTTTTTCAGACCAGTCGTCTACTATTAGATCATCTTTAGAATGACTTATGGAATTTATAAAATCGAACGGTGAAATAGCAGGGGATTTATATGATGCTTCTTCTACCTTCTCTTCTTTTTTTCCAAAAATATCATTTATATCCATAGCATTCTAATCAAGCCGAAAGAGTCGATGGAGACAAGAAGTAAATAGTTGGCGAGCATTCCAAATGATTGCCTAGTGTAAGCAGCCCAAGCGTACATAGAACAGCCAACGATCCAAAGAGGATAAAGAACGAGAAGCGGCGGATTGGGGACTGTGACTGCCATAGCAATTGAGCAGCCAATACTAATCCCCCAAGCAACAAGCTCGATAGCAAAACGTACAGGATAAGAATTCCAATCATCTTTTATCCATTCGAATAGGTTGTAGAACAAGTCATTCATTTAATCTCCACCGATGCCATTATTTCTGTTAAACATGCCACTAGGTTTATCTCCTGATCCGCAACAAACGCTGACTTATACTGATAATCAGCAATGGTTAAGACCAGCTGAGGAACCTGACTAGTTAACGGAACAAAGGTATCATAAATTTTCCTAAACAATGACTGCGGATCATTATCGAGATTATTTACAACCCAAGATCTCATCTTCTTCCAGTCCTTCTCTTTTACAGACTGAACAAGATCTTTCATATTAGCATCGCTGAGATTGACCAGGATACCCTCATCAATTGAACCGGATTGACTATAACGCTGCAGCTCCTTTAGA